GCGAGAGTCAACGCAAATCTCTCGCAAGAAGAAGTAGCAAGGAAAATGAAGAAATCCAAAGTGACAATCAATAACTGGGAGAATGGAAAAACAGAAATTGATTATGGAAATTTGAATGAATTATGTCGGTTATATTCCGTCACCATGGATGATATTCTTTTGCCTTATTAGTCTACTTTAAGTAGAAAAAAGGAGATGAACCATGCTAGTACAAAATCAAAAAGACTTATTAGTAGCCAACAAGATCTATGGAAACACATCAACTGCATTCGGTTGGGCTGGTCGAAATGCTGAGTATGCACAATATTGGAGAAAAATTATTAAAGAATACTTTGCTAAACGACATACAAGTAAATTATGTAGAAAGTCCATCCACGGCAAAATCAAAGAATGTCGTGAAGCAGATAGGATGGCAAAAGTAGAATCAAGGATTCCAGTATGGAACCCATAGTTTATACGATTAAAGACGTTGCAGAATTGCTCCAATGCAGCGAAAGCAGCGTCAACAATCTTAGGGAACGTGGCATCCTACGTGAAGTAAAAGGGCTTCCGGGCGTCCGCTTCAATAAAAAAGAAGTCGAGGCGCTAGTAGGGATTGTGGATGAATACAGTCCACTACAATACAGAAAGTTAGAAAAGGAGCGTAATGAGCTTTTACAAGAAAATGAAAAGTTAAAAATGAGTATACGAAAAATAACCAGTGATTTACTGGTTATGGTAGAAGGGGAGTTGAAGTTGTGATTATTGCTTTAAAATGGGCTGCTTTTATATGGATTATCGGATCCATGGGAAGCCTAGAAATTGATAGAATTGTTTTTTTCCAGTTTTTATTACAAATCATTATTGGCGGACTAGTTTGGGTGTGCGTTAATGTGTATGAAAAAGAAAACGCCCGCTAACCGGCAAGCTAAACGGGCGCAGGCAAATTATACCTAAGTTAATTATAGCATGGAGGAGAAATGAAACGCATTGAAATCTTAATAGATGAAGCTAATCCAGATAAAAAGATAGGTATTAGCTATAACAAAGACAGTTTTAAAAATAATGAAGAAGTATTAGCAGTACTTCTTGGTTCAACAATTGGATTTGTTAAAGAAAATGTACCAAATAATAACAAAGTTTTATATCTTCAAGTTTGCATCGGAACCATGCAAACATATCAAAAGCAAATTATCTTTGACGAACGTTATAAAGATATGGATAGTAAAGATCCATTTTATGACATCATTCAAATTTTAAAAAGTAAGGAGTAAATAAATGAATGAAAAACAACAAGTCTTAAATCTAACCAATATTTGTGATGGAAAGCTAGAAGCTGAATTTGAGGAGATGTACAAAGATGCATTACGAAAAATCTCAAAAGGTCAGAAAGCTAAAATCACCATCAATATTGAAATGTTACGAGTTCCAGATACTGATACCATCGTAGAACTTGGTTACAATATTAAATCAACATTACCAGCTATCTCACGTCGTGCTATCGGATCTTATGCGGACGACTTCACAGTAAAAGTTGATGTCAACGAAAAGCCGCAATTAGAAGTCCTAACATTTAATTCAACTACTGAAAAGAGAGGTTAACACAATGGAAGAAAAATTTAACTTGAATGTGCAAACAGAAAATGGTGAAGTAATTATTCGTCATGGTGAAGCTAATGACGTATTTCAATATAACGGATTTAGATATGAACTTAGTAGCGCTGAATCATTTGTTAAAGGTGTAAAAGCTAAGGGGGACCCTAAAACATCTGTTATTACATATTCAGATAAAAATGTTGTAGCAGTAACAGACTGCACTGTAACAGATCGTACGCAAGACAAAATTGTATATGCATTTCAAAAAAGCGAACAGTTTAAAGAATGGAACTCCATCTTTAATCTAAGTTTAACACAAAAAGAAATGCTTGATTTACTCCGAATTCATGAACATGAAATCGAAGATTACGAAAAGCTTTTAATTGCTGTTAGAAACTTCAAATACGTAACACAAACGGAAGGCGATTTTACTAGAACTGATGATGACAACTATGTTATGAGCATCAAAGTAAAAGAAGCGGAAGGCACTTTAAAGATGCCTCGCTTTATCTTTGTAAACATGGTCATTCTTAATGAAAGTCAATTCAATCAAAAAATTGAAGTGCAATTAGACATCATTAAACCTAAAGACGAAGGGGATAAATTATTGTTCAAGTTATCTTGTCCAATCATGAATCGTTATGTTAAAGATGCTATCAAATATGAAACCGATTCAATTAAATCTGAATTAACCAATTACTTGTTATTGGCTGGTACTCAAGAATAAGGAGCAAATGCATGGGAGAATCAATCAAAATTAATTCATTTGAATTAGAAAATGTAAAGCGTGTTAAAGCTGTATCTTATGAACCATCACCTAATGGATTAACCATTATTGGTGGAAAGAATGGACAGGGGAAAACATCTATCCTTGATGCCATTGCTTGGACATTAGGCGGTGCAAAATTTGAACCATCTAGTGCGGTACGTGATGGAAGCTACAACCCACCTAAATTAGAAGTGAAATTATCTAATGGGTTAGTTGTTACACGTAGTGGTAATAGCAGCACATTAAAAGTCGTTGATCCAGAAGGTAAAAAATCTGGTCAACGTATTTTAGATGGATTCATTGGACAATTAGCCTTAGACCTTCCTAAGTTCATGGAAATGAGTGACAAGGAAAAAGCAAATGAACTTTTGAAATTATTGGGCGTAGAAGACGAATTAAATAAACTCGAAGGTAAACACCAAGAGGTATATGCAAAACGTCATTCTATAGGGCAAATTGCCACTCAGAAAGATAAGTACGCTAAAGAGTTAGTTAGTTATGATGATGTGCCACTTGAACCGATTAGCGCATCGGAACTTATCCAACAACAACAAGCCATCTTATTAAAGAATGCGGAAAACCAAAAGAAACGTAACAATGTTTCTGCTATTCAAGCTCAAATGGTCACCATCAACAACTTAGTTGATGAAACGCAAAAGAAGCTTGAAGATCTGCAAGCTAAGCAAGCGCAATTAGCTGAAGATTATGATATTGCAACAACGGCAGCTAAAGACCTTGAGGATGAATCTACGGCTGAACTCGAGGAGCAAATCAAAAATGTAGATGCCATTAATCAAAAGGTACGTGCTAATCAAGAACGTGCAAGAGCATTACAGGAAGCTGCTGATTATAAAGCAGATTATGATAACTTGACTGGTGAACTTGAAGCCATCAGGGAAGATAAAAATAAACTGCTTGAATCTGTACAAATGCCATTATCAGGATTATCCATTCAAGATGGCGTCCTTATCTACAATGATCGTCAATGGGATTGCATGTCCGGTGCTGAACAACTCAAAGTAGCTACGGCCATTGTTAGAGCCTTAAATCCTAAGTGCGGATTTGTACTTATGGATAAACTCGAACAAATGGATGTAGACACTATGAAAGAATTTGGGGCTTGGCTTGAATCGGAAGGCCTTCAAGTCATTGCGACTCGTGTTACTAATAACCAAGATGAATGCTCCATCATTATTGAAGATGGACACATCAAAGGTGAAGAGTACAGTAATGTGGCAACACCAGTTAATAAAACTAAAAATGAATGGGGTGATTTTTAATGAATATTACGACAGGTAAACGAAAACGAGCTCAGAAGGTCGTTGTGTATGGTACTGAGGGCATTGGTAAAACAACCTTTGCCAGTCACTTTCCATCACCTGTATTTATTGATACAGAGGGCAGCACAGACCATTTAGATGTGGCTCGCACAGATAAGCCTACATCGTGGCAAATACTAATTTCCTTTGTAAAGGAATTTGCAACAATGCCGGGTTTTTATCGAACCTTAGTCATTGATACGATTGACTGGGCGGAACAGTTATGTGTTGAGTACATCTGTGCTAAACATAATAAATCGGGGATTGAAGACTTTGGGTATGGCAACGGATATGTATTTGTCCGTGAGGAAATGGGCCGTTTCTTAAATCTACTTGATGAAGTTATCAATGCAGGTATGAACGTAGTACTTACTGCTCATGCTCAAATTCGTAAGTTTGAACAGCCAGATGAATTAGGCGCATATGATCGCTTTGAATTGAAACTTGGCAAAAAGACAGGAAGTCAAACCTCTCCACTTATTAAAGAATGGGCGGATATGGTACTCTTTGCCAATTATAAAAACGAAATCATCACTACTCAAACAAATAAAAAGAAAGCAACCAATGGGAAGAGGTTAATGTATGCAACACATAACCCTGCATGGGATGCTAAAAATCGCCATGGATTACCAGATATGATGCCATTTGAATATAGTCAAATCGCTCATGTTATTCCTGATGATATTCTACCAACTGCTGCAGCACAAGAATTAGCGCAAGCCGCTAATAATGAATATGCTCCAGAAGTAATGAATGCTACCAAGGAACAAATTGGGGAAGTTACTACAACACAACCTGTAACATCACTACAGGAAGCTGTTGATACCAACAAAAACGAAACACCATTAATTGAAACAGCTATTCCTAAACCATTAAAAGACTTAATGGTTAAAGATGGTATCACATTAGAACAAGTTCAATCAGTAGTTATCGCTCGTGGTAAATATCCAGCTGGTACACCATTTGAAAATTATGATCCAGAATTCGTTAATGGATGGATTATCCCATTCTGGCCAAATATTGTTGAAGCAATTAAGAAAGGAAATTAATTATTATGACAACACAAAGCAATTTTGAAACATTCGGTAAAACAGAAGAAGTATATTCATTTGACCAACCTATTTTAGCGGAAGAACGTGAATATACGTTACTTGAAGCTGGTTCTTATCCATTTGTAATTACTAATGTAGAAAAGAAATTCTATGAACCAAAAGAAGGTAGCAAGTTACCATCTTGTCCACAAGCTCAAATTACCCTCGAAGTAGATGGTGGTGATCAAGGGAAAACAAAATTAATTCACAATTTGTTTTACACAAAGTCAACCATTTGGAAAGTTACAGAATTATTTATGGCCGTAGGTCTTGCTAAGAAAGGTGAAAATTACAATCCTGATCCTGAACAATTATTGGGTAAGTCAGCCATGTGTGAATTGTCACAACAAGGCTATGTTAAAAATGACGGTAATAATGGTACTCGGAACGAAATCAAAAAATGTTTTGCAAATCCTAATGCTCAAACTAATGGATACGGTGCATTCTAATGGAGCTTAGACCGTATCAACAACAAGCTGTAGACTCGATATGGCATGAATGGGAAACGGTTAATAAAACATTGTTGGTTCTTCCGACTGGCACAGGTAAAACAATTTGTTTTGCTAAAGTTGCTGAGGAAGCGGTTCGCAGGGGTAAGCGTGTTCTTATCCTTGCGCATCGTGAAGAACTATTGCAGCAAGCTTCTGACAAAATTATGAGTGCGTCAGGACTTACAACGGCAATGGAAAAGGCTGAACATACATGTCTTGGACAATGGGACCGTATCATAGTCGGTTCTGTTCAAACATTATGCAAAGACAAACGATTGTCAATGTTCAGTAAAACGTACTTTGATGTCATTATCATTGACGAGGCACATCATGCTGTATCTAGCAGTTATCAGGCTATATTGAATTACTTTGACCAAGCCAAAGTCTTAGGTGTAACGGCTACACCAGATCGCTCAGATATGAAAAATTTAGGACGTGTGTTTGAAAGCTTAGCATTTGAATATACACTACCTAAAGCTATTCAAGAGGGATTCTTGGCTAAGATTAAGGTACAAACATTACCACTTACATTAGATATCTCATCGGTTAAGATTTCAACTGGCGATTTTGCCGTAGGTGATATTGGTAGGGTATTAGAGCCTTATTTAGAGGAAATAGCCAATAAATTAATGGAATACAGAGATAGAAAAATCGTTGTGTTCTTACCTTTAATTGCTACCAGTCAACGATTCTGTGAAATTCTTAATGAGCGAGGATTTAAAGCAGCAGAAGTAAATGGCAAAAGCCAAGACCGTACAGAAATTACACAAGCATTTGCTGAAGGTAAATACAATGTACTTTGTAATTCAATGTTGCTCACGGAAGGATGGGATTGTCCAAGCGTTGATTGTGTAATTGTATTACGTCCTACTCGGTCTCGTGCCTTGTATTGTCAAATGATAGGACGTGGCACACGGCTTTCACCGGGTAAAGATCATCTATTAATTTTAGATTTTCTATGGCATGTGGAGCGTCACGAATTATGTAGACCGGCTCATTTAATCGCTAAATCAGATGATGTGGCCAAACGCATGACGGAAATTCTTGAAGAAAAAGGAATGGACCTTGAAGAATGCGAAAGGGATGCAGAATCTGATGTATTAGCTCAACGTGAAGAAGCACTTGCAAAAGAACTTGCTGCTATGCGTAAGAAGAAAGCGCAACTTGTTGATCCGTTGCAATTCGAGTTTTCTATCCAAGCTGAAGACCTTACCCATTATGTTCCAGCCTTTGGTTGGCAAATGAGTGCGATTACGGATAGTCAAAAGAAAACACTTGAGCAATTTGGGATTAATGGTGACAACATTGAAGATGCTGGCAAAGCATCTATGCTCATTGATAGATTACAAAAACGTCGTGAAGAAGGCTTGTCTACCCCTAAACAAATTAGATTCCTTGAAAACAAAGGGTTTAAGAATGTAGGGACGTGGAGTAATAACCAAGCCTCTAAGATGATTAGTCGTATTAGTGCTAGTGGTTGGCGCATTCCTAAAGGTGTTGTGCCTGCTACATATAAACCACCTGTAGAAGAATTCGTTCCTCAATGGTAAGGAGTAAACATGGAAAGCAAAATTGATTTACGAGAATTACTCGAATATATAGACCCTTCCCAATGCTCCTATGATGAATGGCTAAACGTAGGCCTTGCACTTCATCAAGAAGGCTATCCTATGTTCGTGTGGGAGGAATGGTCTGCAGATGATGGAGAACGATTCCATGATGGTGAATGTGCTGCTAAATGGGAATCATTTGGTCGATATACTGGAAAACTTGTTACCGGTGCCACGATCACTCAAATGGCAAAAGAAAACGGATGGACATCTAAACATAAGTTTGAAAATAATGAAGCATTAAGTTTTGATTCCATGGTATTGGCCACAACTCCAGAACAATATCAAGTTGTTGATAAGAACTGGATTGAAGAATCTGATGTTCATATTCCTAAATCATATCCTTTAGAGCAACGTAAACAAGATATTGTTACATATTTGACCACGTTATTTGAGCCAGAGGAGTATGTTGGATATGTAGTTAATACATTTGCCTTACCAGATGGTAAACAGTCCCCTACGATGGGAAATTATAGCCGCACGGTACAACAAATCATAGATGGTATTAACGGTACGACACAATTAGAAAATGTGTTTGGCAGCTTTAACAAAGAAATGGGCGCATGGATTCGGTTTAATCCAATTGATGGTAAAGGTGTTAAAAATGATAATGTAACTGCATTTCGGTATATGCTCTTGGAATCTGACAATATGTCGCTCGGAAAGCAAAAAGCTATTCTTGAACAATTAGAATTACCAATTGCAGCCATGGTATTTAGTGGTGGTAAATCAATTCATGCAATCGTTAAAGTAGATGCTTACTCCTATGAGGAATACAGAAAGCGTGTTGACTTTATATATTCCATTGCTCAAAAGAATGGCTTTAAACCAGATAAAAAGAATCGTAATCCTAGCCGATTGTCTCGAATGCCGGGTGTTATGCGAGATGAAAAACCCCAATTCCTTATGGCAACCAATATTGGTAAAGAAAACTATAAGGAATGGGAAGAATGGATAGCATCGGTTAATGATGATTTACCTGAGCCAGAAGAACTTGACGCATTATGGGATAACATGCCAGACCTAGCACCGCCATTAATTGAAGGGATTCTTCGTGAAGGACATAAGATGCTCATTGCTGGACCATCTAAAGCAGGTAAATCATTTGCGTTAATTCAATTGTGCATTTCCATTGCTGAAGGTAGACCGTGGTTTGGATTTGACTGCACACAAGGCAAAGTTCTATATGTCAATTTAGAACTTGATAGGGCATCATGCTTACACCGTTTTAAAGATGTATACGAGGCCCTTGACCAGCAACCAAGCAATATTGGGAATATATCCATATGGAATTTACGTGGTAAGTCCTTACCAATGGACCAGTTAGCGCCTAAACTTATCCGCAGAGCCCAAAAGCGTAACTACAAGGCTATCATTATTGACCCTATCTATAAAGTAATCACAGGTGACGAAAATAGTGCTGATCAAATGGCAAATTTCTGTAATCAGTTTGACAAGGTTTGTACTGAACTTAAATGCGCAGTCATTTATTGTCATCACCATTCTAAAGGTAACCAAACTGGTAAGCGGTCTATGGACCGTGCATCTGGTTCCGGTGTATTCGCTCGTGATCCAGATGCATTACTTGACTTACTAGAACTTGAACTCGATAACATGAATGAGGATAAACTCCAAGATGCTCCTATTGATACTAACCAATGTACTGCATGGCGAATGGAAGGAACACTCCGAGAATATCCTAAGTTTAAACCGGTAGATTTATTTGAAGCATTAAACAATAAAATTCCGAAAAAGTTTCAGAGAAAACCGAATTGTTCAGAAGTAGTAAGTGTAGCATCCAAAAGAAGGAGGGTAGAGGAGGCAGACAAAATCTATTTTTGTGGGTGGAGGAATAATCCTACAGGATATAATGTTAGTGAAATGAATATAGAAAAAACGAGAATTGCGTTCGAGTGATGAATATTTGAAAAAAATTAATGACTTATACAGCATGTAAAATAGAATAATAAAAATTTATGACTATTTA